GGGATAAAAAGGTATGATAATAAAGGGCATAGATCTCAAATAATATAAATAAATGATTAATAAAGCTATAAAAAGTTCTTTTCCAAGCCAAGCGGTTAGCGATATAGAAAAAATGAGTGCTGAATACGGAGCACAAGTTGGTAGAGCTATAGAACACGAATGGTTTAATTCTAAAGACGGATACAACGGTAGAAGTGGATCAGGTAGGTATTCTACATCTAGGCAATCTTTTCACTCCTTAAGATTATACGCTAGAGGAGAACAGTCTGTTAGAAAGTATAAAGATGAATTATCTATTAATGGAGATTTATCCTACATGAACCTAGATTGGAAACCGGTTCCTATTATACCAAAGTTTGTTGATATTGTTGTTAACGGTATGGCTGATAGATCATATGATATAAAAGCTTATTCGCAAGATCCCGCTTCAATACAAGAAAGAACAGATTATGTAACTAAGATAGCCGAGGATATGGCAGCTAAGCCATTTAACGACGCGGTTGCTAGTCAATTAGGTATTGACATATACCAAACAGATCAAAGCAAGTTACCTGAGACTTCAGAGGAACTTGAAATACATATGCAGCTTGAATATAAACAAGCAATTGAAATTGCAGAAGAAGAGGCTATAAATAGTGTATTTGATAAAAATAAATATGAATTAGTATCTAGGCGTATAAAAAGAGATTTAACCGTTATAGGTATTGGTGCTGCTAAAAGCTCATTTAACAAAGCAGAGGGGATTAAAGTAGAGTATGTAGATCCAGTTGATCTTGTATATTCAAACACAGATTCACCATATTTTGATGATATATATTATGTAGGTGAAGTAAAAGAAATATATGCCAATGAGCTTAAGAAAGAATTTCCTGAATTAACAGATGAGCAATTAGAGTCTTATCAAGGCTATAATACGTCATACACAAACAGCGAACATAATTCTAAATCAAATGAAAGTAACAGTATATCTGTTTTATACTTTGAATATAAGACTTATGCTACTCAAGTACATAAAATAAAGAAAACAGCTACCGGGGGTAGTAAAGCTATTGAGAAAGATGATACCTTTAATCCACCGGCTAATGATGACTTTGAAAAAGTTGATAGAGCTATAGAGGTAATATACGAAGGTGTTAAAGTTATAGGCAGTAATGATATACTTAAGTGGGAACTTAAGAAAAATATGATAAGACCTAAAGCTGATACTACAAAAGCTCAAATGAGTTATGCTATCTGTGCTCCTAGAATGTATGAAGGCAGAATAGAATCTTTAGTTAGTCGTATGACTAATTTTGCAGATATGATTCAGCTAACACATTTAAAATTACAACAAGTATTATCTAGAGTAGTGCCTGATGGTGTTTATTTAGATGCTGATGCTTTAGCTGAAATAGATTTAGGCAACGGAACAAACTATAATCCTCAGGAAGCATTAAACATGTATTTCCAAACTGGTAGTGTTATTGGTAGATCAATGACACAAGACGGTGATATGAATAGAGGAAGACTACCTATTACTGAATTAAATTCAAATGGTGGTAACAATAAAATAAACGCACTTATAAGTACATATAATTACTACTTACAAATGATGCGTGATGTAACTGGATTAAACGAAGCCAGAGATGGCGGAATACCAGATAAAAACGCTTTAGTAGGTTTGCAAAAAATGGCTGCAGCGAATTCTAACACAGCAACAAGACACCTATTGCAATCAAGCTTGTATATAACCCTAACAATGGCAGAGTGTATTGCAATGCGTGTTTCTGATGTTATAGAATATTCACCAACTAAAGAGTCTTTTATAAAAACATTAGGTAAGTTTAATGTATCTACTTTAGAAGAAATGGCTAACTTACATTTACATGACTTTGGTATATTTTTAGAGTTAACACCAGATGAAGAAGAAAAAGCAAAGCTTGAAAATAATATACAAGTAGCTTTACAGTCTGGTCAGATATATTTAGAGGACGCTATAGAAGTCAGAGAAGTGCGTAATATAAAATTAGCTAATCAGCTTCTTAAAATACGTAGAAAAAAGAAACAACAATTAGATCAAGAGCAGCAGCAAAGAAACATTCAAGCTCAAACACAATCTAATACACAATCCGCTCAAGCAGCAGCTCAAGCTGATATGCAAAAGCAGCAAGCCCTGAATGAGTCTAAAGCTCAGTTAGAGCAAATAAAAAATCAATTAGAAATAGCTAAAATGGAAAGAGAAGCAGCTATAAAGAAAGAATTGATGGAACACGAGTTTAATTTAAACATGCAACTGCAAGAAATGCAGTTAAAGCAAGTTAACGAAAAAGACAAGTTTAAAGAAGACCGTAAAGACGAAAGAACAAAAATACAAGCATCACAACAAAGCGAACTCATAGATCAAAGAAAAAATAATGCACCTCCTAAAAGTTTTGAATCCGCGGGAATGGATAACTTAGGTGGCTTTGGTCTTGAGCAGTTCGAACCAAGGTGATAAATTTTTAACTATTTAATTATATTATATTATGTCAGAACAAAACCAACCAATCGAAGAGGTTGTTGAAGACAACGTTGCAGAAACTAACGATGCGACACAAACTGAAACACCTAAAGAAGAGGTCTCTTATAGAGAGATAAAAAAAGACGGGACTATTAAATTAGACCTAGGAAAATTAAAAGAATTTCAAACTAAAAACACAGATCAAGATGTACGGGAAAATGAAATCATCAGCGAGAGCGACAACAAAGAAAAAAGTAGTAGCGAAGAAGAAAAAGAAGAAAGCAGCGAAGAAGAAAGCGTACTAGAAGAAGTATCTGATACTGAAGAAACCTCTGTAACAGCTCAAACAAATGACCCTGTTATTGAAGAAAAGCCAGAGGCTACTCCGCAAAGAACTTTACCAGAAAATATTGAAAACCTGGTTAAGTTTATGGAAGACACTGGCGGAAGCATAGAAGAGTACGTTAGATTAAACGCTGACTATTCAAACGTGGACGATACCGCGTTATTAAAAGAATATTACAAGTCAACAAAAAGTCATTTAGATAATGACGAAATAAGTTTTTTAATTGAAGATAATTTTTCATATGATGAAGATATCGACGATGAAAGAGATATTAGAAAAAAGAAGTTGACACTAAAAGAAGAAGTTGCAAAAGCTAAGAAATTTCTTAATGGTATGAAAGATGAGTATTACAAGGAAGTCAAGTTGGGTTCTAAGTTATCATCCGAGCAGCAAGAAGCTATTAACTTTTACAATAAGTACAACCAAGAACAAGCTGCCACTAGTGAGGTTCAAAAAAAACAGTACAAGCAATTTGAGCAAAGTACCAATAATGTTTTTAACGAAAATTTCAAAGGTTTTGATTTTAAAGTAGGAGACAAAAAATATAGGTATAATGTAAAAAACGCAGGTGATGTTAAGAATTACCAAAGCGACATATCTAATTTTGTGAGGGAGTTCCTCGACGAAAATGATATGATGAAAGACGCTGAAGGTTATCACAAAGCTTTATATGCAGGTAAAAATATTGATAAAATTGTATCACATTTTTATGAGCAAGGTAAAGCTGACGCTATAAAACAAACCGCTATCAATTCTAAAAATATTGATATGGGTGCTAGAACTAATAAACCAGTTGTAGAAGCCGGTGGAATGAAATTTAAAGTGTTAGGCGGGGAGAATAGTTCAAAGTTGAAATTTAAAATAAAAAAATAAACAACTTAAAAAAACAAACAAATGGGATTTAACACATCTACAGGATTAGGTGGATCATTTTCACTTAGCCCTATGCCAAACCCAGTAGTAAGCGATACAAACTATATCGACTTTACGTCTTCAGCTACAGCTGGATGGGCACAACAATATTTACCTGAATTATACGAAGAAGAAGTAGAAAGATACGGAAACCGTACAATTGGAGGATTTTTACAAATGGTAGGCGCTGAGATGCCTATGGAATCTGATCAAGTAGTTTGGTCTGAGCAAAATAGATTACATATCGCATATAAACATGCCGCTGGAGCTAGTACTAAAGTAGAGCTAGCGATTTCTACAGGTATTGTAACTTTAGGATCTACTCTTAACAATTCTATTAGAGTAGGTAGTACTGTTTTAGTAACCGACAACGCTACTGGTCTTAAAACTCTTAAGTGCTATGTTTCAGCTTCATCTGGACAAACAGTAACATTGAAAGCGTACACTGCTGATAACTTTACTTCTATTGCAGGTAGCGGAAATGTTGGTGTAAATCTGTTCGTATATGGTTCTGAATTTGCTAAAGGATCTGCTAGCATGGATGGACAACTTAAGCCAGAATTCCAACAATACAGTAACAAACCAATTATTTTAAAAGATCATTTTGAAATCAATGGTTCAGACACTGCTCAAATTGGATGGGTTGAAACAACTGATGAGTCAGGACAATCTGGTTTTTCTTGGTATTTAAAAGCCGCTGGAGAGACTCGTTTGCGTTTTGAAGACTACTTAGAGACTTCTATGATTGAGTCAGTTAAAACAACATCAACCGCAGCTTTAAATGCAGGGTCTATTTCAGGTATTACTGGTACAGAAGGTTTATTCTCTGCTATTGAAACTAGAGGTAACGTATTTGAAGATTTAGCCTCTCTCGGGGATTTTGACTTAGTGTTGAAAAATCTTGACAAGCAAGGTGCTATTGAAGAAAACATGTTATATGTTAATCGTGAATTAGCTCTTACTATTGATGACATGGTTGCCGGGATAAATGCTAATTATAGCACAGGAGCTTCTTACGGTGTATTCCAAAATGATGCTGACATGGCGTTAAACTTAGGTTTCTCT